CCGCCGTACCCAACAGTGGCAGATTCAGTTAAACAATGCCGAGGCTGAACTAATCGGTATGCAGGGTGAGTTGGATGAAACCACCGAAGCCCTGGAACAGGCAAGCAAAGGTATGGATGATGCCGCCGACTCCGCAGAGGAACTCGGTGAGGCTGTGGAAGATGCCGCCGATTCTGCGGACAAAGCCGGAGGTGGCTTTGAGAAGTTAGGTGGTATTGCGACCGGCATTGCCGCCACCATCGGTGCTGCTGTGGCTGCGATTTCCGCTGCCGCCGTAGCTGCCGGAGTGGAACTGGTGAAGCTGGGCGATGAATTTAATAAAGCGGTCAATCAGATCGGCGCATCTACGGGTGCAACGGGTGAAGAATTGGAGGCTCTCGGTGAGGTCGCCCAACGGGTCTATTCCCATAACTTTGGGGATAACCTGGAGGACGTTGCCGAGGGCATTTCTGTTGTTACCCGTACCACCGGGCTGATGGGTGCGGAACTGGAAAAGGCTACAGAGGCAGGCTTTGCTCTCCGTGATACCTTCGGCTATGACCTACAGGAATCTGCCCGTACCGCTTCTGCACTTATGAAAAACTTCGGTATCACAGCCGAAGAAGCATATAACATCATCGCAAACGGCGCGCAGAACGGCGCTGACCAAAACGGCGACCTTCTGGACACCCTTAACGAATATTCCGCACAGTATGCCGCCCTGGGTCTTTCTGCTGACGAGTTCTTAACGAGCCTTATCAGCGGTGCCGAAGCCGGTGTGTTCTCCATCGACAAAGTCGGTGACGCGGTTAAGGAATTTAACATCCGCGCCAAGGACGGCAGCCAGTCCACCATAGACGCATTTACCGCATTGGGTCTGAATGCCGAGGAAACCATGGCGGCTTTCGCTGCCGGAGGTGACCAGGCAAGGGATGCCTTCTTCCAGGTGGTTTCCGCTTTGGAGAGCATGGATGACCCAATGGCGAAAAACGCTGCCGCCGTTGCCTTGTTTGGCACCATGTATGAAGACCTGGAATCTTCCGTGTTGCCGGTCCTTTCTTCTATGGAGGACGGCGCATACGAAGTCACAGATGCACTCTCGCAGATAAACCAAATTAAATACAATGACCTGGAATCCGCTATCGAGGGTACGAAACGCTCCATTCAAGGTGTGTTCCTGCCAACTGTCAGCGGTCTTTCCGCAGGCATCACGGATGCACTTTCCACCCTGGGAAATGCCATCAATGAAGCCGAGGGTGATTTTACGAAAATCAGCGCCGCCGTTGGTGTGGCAATGGAGGAAATCACCTCCACCATTATGGAGTATCTGCCCATTATGTTGGATCTTGCCGGAGACCTGGTGATGGGTCTTGTCAACGGCATCATGAACAATCTGCCTACCATCATCGATACCGCTGCGACCATTGTTTTTACAGTCCTGCAAGGGCTTATGGACACGCTCCCGGCTTTGGCAGAGGGTGCGCTTCAGTTGGTCATGACCCTGGTGGACGGCATCATCGAGAATCTGCCTATGATTTTGGATGCTGCCCTAAAGATGATCGTCACCCTGGCAACGGGCATCGCAGAGTCCTTGCCGGAACTGATACCTTCCGTGGTTCAGCTTGTGATTGAGGTGGTCAACACCCTCATTGACAATCTGCCCATGATTCTGGATGCCGCCTTACAGTTGGTGACGGGGCTTGCCGAGGGTATTCTCAACGCAATCCCCGTGCTGATCGAGGCTCTGCCGGAAGTCATTATGGGCATCATCGATTTTCTGCTTGGTGCCATACCGCAGATTATTGAGACGGGCATTCAGCTGCTGACCTCCCTGGTAGCAGCCTTGCCGGAAATCATCACGGCTATTGTGGAGGCAATCCCTCAAATCATCGAGGGCATTATCACAGCCGTCCTTGAGGCAATTCCTCTTATTATCCAGGCGGGTATTGATTTGCTGATTTCTCTCATCCAGGCGCTACCGCAGATTATAACCACAATCGTGTCCGCAATCCCGGAGATTATTTCCGGCATTGTCAATGCGGTACTGAATAACATCCCTCAGATCATCATGGCTGGTGTTCAGCTTTTGGTTTCTTTGATTCAGAACCTGCCGACCATCATCGTGGAGATTGTGAAGGCCGTTCCGCAGATTATTGCCGGACTGGTTGGAGCATTGGGTAAAGGTGTCTCTGAAATGGCTGCCGTTGGTGGCAACCTCGTCCGTGGTTTGTGGTCGGGTATCCAGTCCCTGGCTTCCTGGCTTTGGGATAAGGTTTCCGGGTGGATTTCCTCCATCTGGGACGGCATCTGCGACTTCTTCGGCATTGCATCCCCGTCCAAGGAAATGGGCTGGGTCGGTGAAATGCTTGTGGACGGTCTTGCCGGTGCCATCAATAAAAACGGTGGTCAAGCTGTGGATGCCGCTGTCGGCATGAGCAGCGATATTACCGATGCCATGCACGGTCTTGCTACCGACCTTGGCGCGGATATGGCAGACAACCTTACCTTCGCAGAGGTGGCAAAGAGCATCGAAGCGGACGGTCGTGCCGCCGTGAATGCCGCAGAATCCGTTTCTGTCGGGCTGAAGGACGCCATGTCGGATATCGGCAAGGAACTGGAGGTTACCGCCCCTGTTGCCGTAAAATCCGAAGTCCGCAAGGAAGAACCTATCACCTCTGAAGTCGAACCGAGCATTGAGGCACAGCCTTTGACAACCCTTGTTTCTGCTGATGGGGACAAGGCACTCTCCCTGGCTGAAACCATCTGCGAGGCAATCGCCAAGCTGTATCGGAACCTTTCTGTATCCGTACAGGATGTGTTCCACTCTTTGCAGTATGAGGTCACAGAGGCTGTTTCCAAGTTGGCAGACGGCTTCTCGCTGACAATTCCTGCCCAGGTGGATTTGGATGCCACCATCGGCGGTGCGGTTGCCACAGCGGTGCCTACGGCCTCTGTACCCACAACTACTGGAACATTGGCACTTAATCTGAACATTACGAACTTCAACAATTATTCCAATGAGGATATCCAGCAGTTGACCAACGAGATAATGGTCACTGCAGGCGAATTTGCAAAACGGAAAGGAGTGGTTTTTACGTGAATTATTTTGTGTATAACGGAGCAAGTTCTCTGGACTTTGGGCTTCGTATTGAGAGCAAGAATGTATTTTCTGCGCCCAAATACGACGTGGACTTTCTGTCCATCCCCGGCCGTGATGGTGACCTTATTGCCGGAAGCGGTCGTTACCCCAATGTCCAGGTAACCTATTCCGTGTATCTTCCTGCAAAGACACTCACCGAACTTTCCGAGCGAATCACCCTGGTGAAAAGCTGGCTCTATGGTGGACAGGACAGCTACCATACGTTGACGGACACCTACGATACAGCCTTTTACCGAAAAGCGGTGTACGCGGGAAAGTTGGACATTGAGGATGAGATGAACCGCATCGGTGTGTTCACCATCAGCTTCTCCTGTAAGCCTTTCCGCTACAGCGCGGAGGGTGATATTCCCGTTACCTTCGTGGGTGACAATTACAGCATTGACAACCCGTACCCCTTTACCAGCAAGCCTTTCATCCGTGTCATTGGCACGGGTGAAGGTTCGCTGACCTTGACCACACCGACCAAGACCTCCATCTGGACTTTCACGGATTTGGACGGGTATTTGGATATCGATTCGGAGCAAATGAACTTTTACAAGGGTGCTACTCCGAAAAACGATACGGTGTCCGGCAGCGGTTTTCCTTTGCTTTACAGCGGACCCAACGAGGTGCTGTTTTCCGGGGATATCACGGAAGTGCAAATCACTCCGAGGTGGTGTTGCCTATGATCCCAATTCTCTTCAAGGCAAATGCCACCAAATTTAATACCTTCGGCATCGGCGCTCTTGCGGACTGCACCTCCTGTGAGGTCACCGAGGAGCGCAATGGTGCCTATGAGTGTGTTCTCAAATACCCGGTCGGTGGACCCATGTTCAAAGAACTTGGTGTAGAACGGCTCATCAAGGCAAAACCCAATGACACCGCTGACGAGCAGATGTTTCGCATTTACCGCATTGCCACGCCCATCAACGGTGAGGTAACGATTTATGCTCAACATCTGAGTTATGACCTCTCCAACATTGCCACGCTCCCCTGGGAAGGGGGTTCGGTTACGGCAGCAAATGCCCTGGAACATATCCTTCAGCAGACCGCCACGAGCCACAACTTCACCTGCGTTACGGACAATGCCACCTCCAATGAATTTGTCATTGAGAAACCCCAAAGTGTCCGTGCCTGCATTGGTGGTGTGACCGGGTCTTTCCTCGATATTTGGGGTGGTGAGTTTGAATGGGACAATTTCCTGGTGCGCCACCACACAGCCCGTGGTCATGATACGGGGGTTGTCATTGAGTACGGTAAGAACATGACAGAAATGGAGCATGACAGCAATTTTGCAGATGCTTATACGGATCTGATGCCGTACTGCACCACCACTTACCCGGACGGTGAAAAAGCCATCCTAACCCTTCCAGAGTCGGTACTGCCTATTACGGACACGGTGCTGATGCAGCCGAAAACCCTCATCATGGACTTTACCGACTATTTTGAGGAAGATGCCTACATCTCCGAGGAAATGCTCCGTGAGGTGGCAAACACATACCTTTCGGAAAACTCCCTGGGTACGATTCTGCCGACCCTCACCGTTTCCTTTGAACCGCTGTGGAAACAGCCGGAATACGCTGCGGTGTTGGAGCGCATTTCGCTTTGCGATACGGTACTGATTCGCCACGGAGTTTTGGGCATCTCCGCAAAGGCAAAGGTCATCACCACGAAATATGACACCCTGGCTGAAAAGTATATCTCCATCATCCTGGGTGCGACACAGGCCAATCTGCTTAACGATGTAAATACGGCAAGTGCCACAGCATCCCGGTTGAGCAAGGAGGTCAAGAAAATCCCCTCCATGATGAACGCAGCCATTGCCGGAGCAACCGACCTCATTACGGGTCAGTCCGGCGGTTATGTTGTGATCAACAAGAGTTCGGAAAACGGACAGCCCTACGAAATGCTCATTCTGGACGCTCCGAAAATTGAGGATGCGGTGAATGTGTGGCGTTGGAATATGGGTGGTCTCGGTTTTTCCTCTAACGGTTACAACGGCCCCTACGAGACCGCAATCACCCAGGACGGTCAGATTGTAGCCAACTTCATCACCTCCGGCGAACTGGTCGCCAACATCATCAAGGCGGGTGTGCTTCAGTCCCCAGACGGAGAAACCTTCGTGCTGGACTTGGATAATGGTACGTTCTCTATGAATGCGACCGGCAAATTCAGCAGCCCGGACAACAATGCCTGCATTGAAATCAACAGCCAGGAAATTGTCCTTTATGTCCGTGACACCCTTGGGCGACTCCTGGACAAGTGCCGTATCGGTTCTATGCGTGGATCGGACGATGTGGACTACCCCTACATCCTCATGGGCAACCTGGACAGCGGCGATATTGGCCTTATGAAGAAGTTCCAGAATGGTATGTGGTACGGCAACTCTGTACCCAAGGATGCCATTGGGGACTTCGCCGGGATGTACGGTGCTTCCGGCATCTTCATCAACACCGTGGAAAACAAAGCCTACGTTGTTGCCGGAACGGAAATGCAGAATATTTATACGGGTGAAGCAATCGCCCGCTTTGCGTAAGGAGGTGTGGTCGGATGCCAATTGACACCATACCGATTCTATCTACGGACTATCCGCTGTTCGATTGGGATGATTATCCGTTGTCCTATTACGCATTGGGTCAGGGTGAATTGGTATCCGGCTTCCAAAAAGAAACCTGGAATGCCATCATTGACGAGACCCTTGCTGCACTCCGTGCGGCGGGTATGAGTTGGGACTCCGCTTATACCTCTGCCACAAATGCAAAGGTCACCCAGGCTTACGGACCCTTGTCGGCTAAAATGTTCAACTCGGTTCGGCATAACCTGGACTGCCTTACTCCCATCGGATGGGGCTGGGCAAAGAATCCGAATATGCGCGGATATGTCGGCAGAAACGATTTCAACGGCTATGCCGATTACGGCTTGAAGGGTGACCTTTTCTATGCGGAGTACCTACTGGAATTGGTACGCAGGCTGAACCTCACACTCTCCATAATGCGCGGAACGGCAAATCTGTCGGAGATGGAAGCACCGGTGCAATCCTTGAGCCAGTCCATTCACGGACTGATTTCAGCGAAATCTGCACCGATGAAATTTTCCGAGCCTGCCTTTTCGTCCTACATTTGCGGCATCCGATCTGTAAGGTCGGGTTCACTTCAATACAAAGGCAAGTCCACCTCCAAGAAGTATGCTCCTCTGCTCGGTTTCCGTGCCAGACCCTTGGGCGGTACAGAACTTGCTCATTCCTCCCACAAAGGAAAACAAGCTGCTCCGTTTGTCAAAGTTCTCGGAGAACATCAGTATTTAGCATACTCCTTAAGCCAAGCGGCTATGGAGATTTTTAACTGCATCTATTTGAGTTCTGCCTATGGTCTGTCAAAAAGCAATACAACAACCACGCTTTTAATTCCCAGGCCGTACCGCCTACAGGTGAATGACCAATCCACCTCTAACATTTCTGCTGCGCCGGTTGCAGTTGAACCGCATCCGATCCAAAGCACTGTGGTATCGAAAACCGATACCATATCGACAGCAAAGGCGCCTTGGGGAATGGCGGCAAAAAGCAACATCCTGTCCAAGACGGATTATTCGACAGATTTCGACCGATTACGACCGAGGCGTCTTTCTCATCAGTCGTTGTCCGGGACGAACCTCATCGCATATTTGGATAGTGCCTGGTACGCACCGATTTGGGTGAACGGCAAGCTGTATATCCGACAGGCTTATGAAGCCAATTTGACTGATGCCACACTGGAGGTGACTTGATGGCAATCACAACAGTTTTAGAAAAACAAACGCTCACCGGGTTTGCGGACTCCGGCGACAGCGTTTCCTATATGTACGCAAATTCCACGGAACTTTCTCCCTTTGAAATCGGCAGGTACTACGTGGTTTCCTGGGAAGACACCGAATACCGATGCTTGGCAAAGGAAGTAAGCGGTGTTTCTGCTCTCGGCAATGAGGGCATCTTTGGTGGTACGGAAACCGCAGAACCTTTCCTCATCGGTATCCTCGCTGCGGAAAACACCGACACGGATACCAATACGCTGATGATTTACACCACCGACACCACCACGGACAGTCACTCCATCAGCATCTCCGACTTTGGTGCTACCGCGGATGGAATCGTCCTGAAAGACTATCACGGTGTGGATGTAGGCTATGACAAGGTGGATGCCGTTATGTTCGACACCCCGGACGGCGGTACGCAAGTCTTCAGTAAGGGTGAAGCCATCAGCGGCATAACCCTGGTCTTGGATTTAGCGGACGGTGATCAAACCGTTGTGGCCCCGGAAGGAACGCTCGTACAGTCCGCTATCATCAAAAAGCCGGACGGACTCCTGCCGGAAAATATCCGCTATGGTGTGGATGTTGCCGGAGTGGAAGGCGCGTTCCTTGGCGACCCGGAAGAACGCACGGTGGATCTGGAAATGGCAAACGGCGACCTTATTATTGACCCTTCTGCCGATGGCAAAACGATGACCAGGGTGACGGTTATAAAGCCCGAAACCTTGGTGCCGGAGAACATCGCAGATGGGGTCAATATTGGCGGCGTCATCGGATGCCTTGCCGAAGGTGGCATTGATGGCGGCTTCACGGTTCGACAAATTGCGACCCGTAACATCAGCGGCTCGGTGGAAGATGAATATATCACCGCAGTGGCATCTCACGCTTTTGCGGGAACGAAGATTACCCATGCGATTTTTCCTGCCTGCGTTAGCGTAGGAAGCTACGCCTTTGCCCAATGCACAAGTCTCAGCTACATCCACATCGATTACAACAGCCTTTCGGTAGTGGAAGAACACGCCTTTCAAGGCACCGCAGTGGCAGGGACGGTTACTGGCTTGGCTTGCACCAACGTCAAAGCCTATGCCTTCCAAGGGTGTTCTTTGATAGAAAACGTATATGCTCCATCCGTTACGGCAGTTGGGTCTTTTGCCTTCCAAGGATGTTCGAGCCTAAAGACGGTTCAGTTGTCTACCGGCTATTCAATGGTCAGCGAGGGGGCATTTGCCGGGTGTACCAATCTTACGGACATTGGTGATGTTGAACTGATAAAAATCTACTCATCGGCATTCCAGAATTGCAAAGCGTTGAGGTCTGTGTCCATATCCGCTCTGGCCAATGTCATAGGAGATTATGCCTTTTACGGCTGTGAAAACCTAACGACGATTAACGGAAGTATTGCGATTTCACCCGATTTTGTAGCGAGCCATCAGCGTCCCCTTGGGAACTCTGCTTTCTATGGTTGTAGCAAGTTGCAAAGCATCACTATCACCGTAAACGGTAGTTTGAGCTACGTGCCCTCGTATTTGTTTTACGGCTGTAGTTCGCTTTCCATGGTAAGCCTGGGTTCTGGAACGGTGGTATTTCCCATAGACGCGATGTGCTTCTATGGCACACCCATGTCAACCAGTTCCTACTTAGGGCGGTTCGGTTCTATTTATGTTCCGAGTTCCAAGTACACCGCTTTTTGCAACGCCAGCGGATGGAGTACCTATCGGTTAAGGATTGTGTCGTACACAGTATGATTGTAGGAGGTGAATAAGATGGCAATCAGTAGAGCCGATTTCTTCGGAGATAAATTATCGAGATATGACGGCGATCTCAACGAACAATACGGTGGTTTGTCTTTGATAGATGACCGCCTGGTACACATCAACGAAATCACAGAAAGCGCCGCCCAGGGCTTTTATGTGGGACGATCCGGGCGGCAAATTCCATTTTTCGCACTAAAAGAAAATGGGAAGGTCGGCACAGGATGCTCCTATGCTCATGCAGCCGATGCACTGTTAAACGCACAGATACGGGATGTCCCCGAGGAGAAAAGGATAGCCGAGTTTGTGGCTTGCCACAGCAAGGACGAGTTATACACGGCTGAAGATCTCTGGAATTGGCACAGATATCTGACCTGTTCGTGCTATGGCGGTGGACAGGCGTTTCTGTCCAAACTTGGCTATCGGATGGAGGACAAGGCAAGTGTACAGCTTTTTATTCAACGCACTCAAAATGAGCATGGTGGGAAAATCATCCAGAAGTTGATCCCATTTTATTTTGACAACGGTTCTGTTGAACCCCTGGAGGAGGTGTCCGAATGAAGCTACAAATATTAGTTCCGCAGTACAAAGAGACGGACGATGTAATAAAGCCTCTGTTGGATTCCATCGCAATTCAGCAGAACGTGAATCTGAAAGACGATGTGGGCGTTGTCATCGTGAATGACGGCTCGGATGTCAAGCTGTCCGATGGCTTCCTCGGTGCATATCCGTTCCAGGTGCAGTACCATCAGTACCCGCATCGAGGTGTATCTGCTACCCGGAACGCTTGCCTGGATAAAGCCACCGCCGACTATGTGATGTTCTGCGATGCGGACGATATGTTCTACAACGCCTGCGGTCTGTACATTGTGTTCCGGGAGATTGAAAACGGTGGATTTGACAGTCTGACCTCGTTTTTCATCGAGGAAACCCGACATCCGCAAACCAAGGAACCGGTGTATATCAACCACGATATGGACAGCACCTTTGTCCACGGCAAAATTCACCGCAGACAGTTTCTTCTGGATCAAGGCATCCGTTGGAACGAAACCCTTACCATTCACGAGGACAGTTATTTCAATTGCCTGTGCCAGAAGATGGCCGGGGATTTGAAATACTGTCCTTCTCCATTTTACCTTTGGCGGTGGCGAGATGATTCCGTCTGTCGCCACGACCCCAAATACATCCTTAAAACCTATATCAATATGCTGGACTCCAGCACCGCTTTGGTGGATGAATTCCTCCGCCGTGAGCGTGTGCAGGATGCCCAGTTTTTTTCTGTCAACATGATTTACGATGCCTACTTCACCATGAACAAGGCTGAGTGGCTCAACCAGGAAA